CGTACTTTTTGTAATCCCTGAATCTCCATTGTTAAGATCTTCTACTTGGCAAGGATTAGTCACATTTGTTTCGTCCTCATATGATACCGCAGGTCTAATCTTCTCTGGAGTATATGGAGCATTCTTGTTTACAGGTATCTGCCACATAGGCATCTCCTTATCTACACTTCCTAATGTATCTAAATCTACCCAATCAACCTCGTAGTTATCCCATAATCTATGCCACATATCATTCCATCTCTCTTTGTACCCACCAATATATGTATGGGATACTGCCATGAACTTCTTGTTTTGTATTGCTCTCTTGTATTGTGTCTCCATATCTTCGGGTGAACCATTTCTTTCGTAAAAACTGTAATCACAGAAACTGCCATATTTGAACTCAGGAACATCAATATTTGATACGGAAATTATCTTTACATCATATTCTTCCGGTTTGTAAACTGTAGTTGCTAACTCTGTTGTGCCCCTTGCAGTAATATATTCAATACCCAATGCTTGCGCTACCTTTACTGTATTCTCATCTGATGCCATATATCTAGAACTAATTACTCTTGGTGTTACTCCTAGATATGTTTGTGCATTCTCAATCATCTCCGAGATTATTGTGTACTGTTCATCATATGACATTCCCCAGAATGGTTCAGGATCATATGATGGTGCTATCTCTACAACTCCGGTTTTTAGAATTTCTTTCAAAATATCGGCATGTTTTTCTATGAAGCTACCGCTTACCATCAACAGTCCTTTTACATTCCTTTCTTTCATATCGTTTATCATATTTACTAATCCGTCAGTATTCTGAAATTCAATGAGTAGCATCATGGCTTGTGGAGTAGGGGATTCTTCTGAGTTTGTCTCTTTACAGACATATTTGTTAATTAGGAAATATTCTCCTGTTAGAAGGAGTAGTACCCCAACTATGATGGCTGGGATTAAGAGCAGTTTTTTGTTCATTTTAAATAGTTAATAATTTAAAAAGATTCTTAACAATATTTTTTTTAGATTCTTCTAAATGGTACATGACATGCTGGCCATTTTTGGTACTTGAGATGTATCCCATATCTTGTAATGTTTTGAGATGATGCGATATGAGGTTGTGTTTTAATTCTAGTTTCTTGACCATTTGACATACACAGGTGTCTTTTTTGTAAAGTAGACTGAGTATTTGGATACGGTTAATAACTAGTAGCTTTTCTAATTCTTTAATATTTTCCTGTTTGATATGTTTCAACATATATTGAAATATACCAGTGGTATATATATCAGTCAAGATTGAAATACTATGGCTCTCTTTTAGTTATTGATATTGCATATCCATTGATTAGAGCTTGTGTTATTTTACTCATTACTGAAGTAAGATCTCGTTGATATTGGCTTTGAGATATACCCATCATCTGCGCTGCTTGTTCTTGATCAATATTCTCAATATATCTCAACCTAAGTGTCTCTAGTTCTTCATCTGTAATATTTACCTCAGTTAGTTCTCTAAGTGGTATTCCTCTTGGCTTGAAATATGTGTCTTTGAATTGTATTCCTAGTCTCCTTCTAAATCTCGGTCTCATATTTGTTTAACAGTATTCTCCTTTTAGTTGTGTGCCACATTTAGGACATATCTTTTTTGTACATGGTATTCCTCTTGTGTGTGGTTCTGGGTATCCACAGTTTGGACATTTACATTCCTTTGTACCTCCCAATCTTTTGCCTTTTGATCTAGGAAGAAATCCTAATCTTCTTCCTGTCATAGGGCCTTGTCCTAATGGGCCTGTATTGTCTAGGTTTGGCATATTAATATATTAAAATTTTAGTTATGGGTATGTACCCATAATTAAGTATATATCATTTTGAAATGGGGAGTCAATAGTTCGGACGTTCCGTTCACTATCTAATCCGGAATGAATATTCCGAACTGATTGAAATACAGGGAAAAACAATGTTTTGAATATGTTCGGAATGAGGTATTCCGTAATACGGGACATACACGTCTGGAACCCAAAATGAGACAAAAGAGACACATAAAAAAGGAGAGTATCGAAACTTATTGGTTTGTGGTAAAGTAGAAATATGAACAAGAAAGCCTTTATCAGCGCCGAAATCAAACCTCGTAGAGTGTTAAAGGCTTTAGGAATCTCATTAGTATGTCTCATTTCGCTATTCACTGTCTTCTCATTTGGTAGTGAATCATTTCAATCGTTATATCAAAAATACTCGGCTACTTCTCAAGAGGCGAGCAAAGAAGTCTTAGGTACAGAAGATAAACCAGAATTTACAGGATCATACGGTGACTACAAACATGATGAAGCCGTATGGGACTTTAGTATGGATCGGGAAGGTTATTATAAATTAGCCAAATTTATTGAAAATCCGGAGTACTATCTCCCAGCAAATAAAGGTGTCATAAATGAAACTTGGATCTTAAAGGGGCAAAAGAAACTAGATCTTGTATGTCCCGATTTAACTGATGAAATGGTTATTCCTGGAAATTCCTACAATTGTAGTATTTTATATAACGGTAAACTCCTTAATGATACAGTTCGTATGATCGGATTATGTAATGATTGGGAAAAGCAGATTGATTGTAGTGTTGAAGTTGCTTTTACAGCTTTTTCTGATCGCTATGGATCCACCGATTCAGATGAATATCTAATTACGAGTCAGTGGGCTTCGGGTTCTAAAGATGATATCTCTGTGTATAGACTACATAACGGTGAGGCAGATCACCTGAAGTTTACAGATGGAGAAGTTATAGACGAAAGTTGGTACATATCATCATATGCTTTTGAAATGTATGGTAAATATACAACTTGGGAGAATAAAAAGGATTTCAACGATGAAATTGAGCTAGTTACTATGTTCCATGAGCCAAGTATGGGGAGTGGAAATAATCTTGAGAATATATTCAAGATTTGGAAGGTAAATGAGAATAAACTTGAGCGGTATAAGACGATCTTTGATCTGTATCGGGAGGGTGAAGAGGCTCATTGGTTATAGAAAATTTGTTCTCCCGCTATAATATAGTAAATTCCACGTTAATGAGATAAAATTACAGTATTGTATTTTAGTAGACAATCAGTGGAAAAAGCAGAAAAGAATAGTAAGTACAGTCTTACAATACCATTCATCAAAGAATTAGCTACTTATTTCATGGACTTCTTGGAGACAGATTTCCATAAGAGGCGAAGTCCAAAAAGAAAGATAATTCTAAGGACAAATGACAATCTGCTTTCTGGGATTAATGTTAAGAAGTACCCAAGTTTTTACTCAAAAATTTTAACCTCTATATCTCGAGAATCACTGGACACTGAAAAAATCTCGACAATTAACAAAGGCGTATATAAATGCGATGTTCCCAAGAATCTTACTGATGTTATCCAATTACAACTAAAAAGGTTTACCAAAAAGAATTTTGATGAATTCAACGAGAAAGCCAAGCTAAATGCTGAAGAAATGTCTGTCTTGCATAAGGAAAATGTTAACTCAGCAATTAGTAAACATACTGAATTTTGCTTAAATCTAGCAAAAGACAATTTTGTATCTGTATTTGTTAATACTGTACGAGAACCTCTTTTAGATTCAGGAGCAGTAGATGAAAATGATATCTATGCGATTGAAGAGGATATACTCGCCGTCATACAAAACCTAATCGACGAGAAGATTTCAAAAAATATTAAAAATCTTGTTTCGAAGTTAAGCCAAGAGGATGAAATTCTCGACTTGGATTTTGAGTATCTATCTAAAGACGATTTTGTAAGTTTAATCACACAATTCTTTAATGAGTATAAACTTGGAGATTTATACCTAGAGCTTGACGAATTAGATAGAAATAAGCGAATCCTTGATAAACAAGAGTTGTACTTAAACATAGGAGATATTTATTTTGAAAAAAACAAATATCCAATTTTTTATATTCCTATTCAAATAGAGAAGAATGCCGAGGGTTATAAAATCGTATATGAAACTCAGCTTTACATAAATAAAAAGGCACTTGAATATATAGAACAAGAGTACAATACGAAGAATGAGACACATGGGCATCTCGATGGATTTAAAGAGAGAATTGTTTATCTTTCTCAGTGTTCTGACTTAAGCAATTTCCTGAAAAGGAGTTTCGATGAGTTAGTGGATTTTTTCCAGCTTAATGAAGGCTTTGATCTCACGAATCAAATGTATCAGATAAGTCGAAGTAGGCAAATAAGCATTTCGAATAATGTTTATATAACGTTATTTGACAAAGCGGATGAGTCCTTAATAAATGATTATGAATCTATCTTAGACTTGATTAATAATGGAGGTGAGGGTGTTGCCGAATTATTCAAAACGCTAATAGATGGGTTTTTCTTTGATGAAACTGAGTCCATTAACGCGGAAATAGAAGACGGATGGGATGGTACTTCTGTAACTAAAAAACTTGTAATGCCGAGTCCTATTCCGCTTAACAGTGAACAACGTAAGATATTAAAGGCAATTGAAGCTTCAAAGGGAAAGTATTATGTTGTGCAAGGGCCTCCTGGGACTGGTAAAAGCCATACTATTACTGCAATAGTCTTTGAGTCTCTTTTGAAGGGGAATAGTGTACTAGTACTGTCGGATAAGAATGAAGCCCTTGATGTTGTTGAAAACAAAATTACAGAGACTTTAAATAAAATCAGGAAAGAGAAAAATTTTCAAAACCCTATACTTCGTTTAGGAAGGTCAAGTAAGGCATACACACAGATACTAGCGACCCAAAATATTGAGAAGATTAAACAACATTATAAAGTAGTTAGGAATAAACTTTCAGATCTGGATAGTGATATTCAAGAAAATGCCGAAGTGATTGAGTCAAATATTAGTAATGAGATTGATGGCTATTCTAGTGTAGATATTAAATCAATTAGGGACCTACACCTCCTCGAGAAGTATTTTGATGATAAGGGATGGATAATTAATAAAGATTATGTGAACCAGATTGAAAACCTAGGAGTATATATTAGTGATCTTAACTCGGCTATTGAATCTGTTCGAGAATTAACCGCAGATGAATCTGCCTTTAGGCAATTAGTAAAAACACTCCTAAATAGTGAGACTGTCGAAACTCTCGCCGATATTAAAGTTTCGATAGAAAATCTTAGCAAGATTCGTGATTCGTATAATGAAATTAAGGATACAACCTATTTATCAGATATCGCCGTATTCGGATATGACGACTATGAAAAACCTCATAAGCTTACAAAATTACATGAGCAATTCTTGGAAATAAGAAATCCATTGTTAGGATATTTGTTCAGGAAGAACGATGTTGAAAAATTAACAATCAAGTTCAATAAAATCTTCCCTAACAATAAGGTCGATAGAATCGAAAAGAACTTGGATTTGATATCAAAAGCAGTACAGGCATCCAATGCTATTTTGGATAAAGATAAGAAGCTTTTCTCTGAAGAGGAAAATAACTTATTGTCAGCATTGATCGCAGTGGATGCAGATGAAAGCATCCTAACAAAGATTGAAAGAATTTTAGAAAAGGCTGAGGATGTTGATTACTTATTACAACAGATTCAGATTGAGGAAGAGAAATCTGTTGTGAATGAAATTGGCTTGACTGAAGATGTTGAAACTTTATCTTCAAATAAACTGACAACACTTTCTGAAAATTCAACAGATTTTTCTAGTTTAGTAAGGTATTTTACACTTTATGAAGAGCTTACTGCTAAGTTTGAATCCATTAAGAGTCATAATTTTAATGGCGAAATAAAGTCTCTTGAAGAAATGGTCTCAACTAAAATGTCATTTATTCTTGATGAGAGAGTTGTCGACTTTTATGAAAATAATAGGTCTTCTGCGAGAGTATTGAGAGAGGTTATTAGGAAGAAGCAAAAATTCCCTCAGGAAGAATTTGAAAAATTAAAATCAGCTTTTCCTTGCATCATTTCTTCAATTCGTGATTATGCAGAATATATACCTCTTCAACAGGATTTATTTGATTTGGTTATTATTGATGAGGCATCACAGGTAAGCATCGCTCAAGCATTTCCAGCTATCCTTCGAGCAAAGAAAATTCTTGTACTAGGAGATCAGCGCCAGTTTAGTAACGTCAAAGCAAATCAAGCTAAATCAGATACGAACCAAGATTATCTTAATAAGTTGAATAATGTATATCAGAAAAACGTATCATCAGACCCGAGTGAATTAGTGAAATTGGGGAAATTCAATATAAAAACATCGGTATTAGAGTTTTTCGAGTTCATTTCAAACTTTAACATCCAGCTAACTAAGCATTTCAGAGGATATAAGGAGTTAATTTCGTATTCAAACAAATTCTTCTATCAAAACAACCTTCAGGTTATGAAGATTCGTGCAAAGAAAATAGATGAAGTCTTAAAATTTACACAGCTTGAGGTAGATGAGGAAAGCGAAATCCCTAATACGAACATTGGTGAAATAGAGTTCATCATAACCCAATTGGAAGAGGTATATAGAAAACAGCAAAAGCATACTATCGGGATTATTACACCACATACTAATCAACAAAAACTTCTCGCAGAAAAGATAAACGAGCTTGAGTATAAAGATTATCTTTACGATGAAAATATGTTGAAGATTATGACCTTTGATACCTGTCAGGGTGAAGAAAGAGATACTATTTACTATTCGATGGTCGCTACAAAGAACGTAGATAGGTTGTGGGGGGTATTTATTAAGGATCTCTCAAGTGTTGATGTTGAGGAGGAGGGTAGGATTAAGGCTCAAAGACTAAATGTAGGGTTGAGCCGTGCAAAAGAATGTATGCATTTTGTCATAAGTAAGCCAGTGGAGGAATTCAATGGTTCAATTGGGGAAGCTTTGAGACATTATGCGTTTACTTTATCTGAGGCTAAAACTCAGAAGGACGTTTCAACCGTTGATAATAATTCTCCAATGGAGGCGAAGGTACTTGAGTGGTTTTACCAGACAAAGTTTTATAATGAAAATAAAGAAAATATAGAATTCCTGCCCCAGTTTGAACTCGGTGAGTATCTCAAACAACTTGATTCATTCTACTCTCATCCTAAATATGTTGTTGATTTTCTACTTGTTTACAAAGACCCACTTTACAACGAACGAAAAATTATCATTGAATATGATGGATTCCAAGAACATTTCAGTCATATTGATGAGGTGAATGAGTTTAACTATGAGGGTTATTACAGTGAAGATGATATTTACAGACAGAAAGTGCTTGAGAGCTACGGATACCGATTCTTAAGAATAAATAGATTCAATCTAACTGAAGACCCAGTTGCAACACTGAATACGAGGCTCATAGACTTAGTAAACGGAAGCCGCCCACGACCAGCTCTTTTGGAGAATATAAGCAATACAATTCACTCCCTACAGAATGGTGACATGATCGAGTGTCCAAAGTGTAATGAAATAAAACCAATATCCGAGTTTAAAGATAGTAGCTTAATCAGTGGAATGGGTCGGTATTGTAGAAAATGTAAAGGTAAGGGAGAAAGTCGGGCTATGGAGGTTGATGAAAATGTACTATGTCCAACATGTAACTCCAGAATGGTTCTCAGGAGTGGTAGATATGGTCGCTTTTACGGTTGTAGTCGATTCCCATATTGTCGTGGGACTAGACGACTGTAGATTTATAGAATAAGCCATGGAAAAACAAACTAAGGAAGATTTTATTGCACAGAGATATGTATCACTAAGAAAGCAACTCTGGCTATATAGGCATATTTTTCTTGCTAATGATCGAAATACGAATTCAGATGCAATTCTTGATCGAAATCTTGCTGTGATTAATGCTGTTATACCTGACCTTTGGTGGGTAATAAGTTTCTCTCTTTTTCAGTCAATTTTCAGTGTTTTAGGAGATATGTTTGATGTTAGAAATAAAACAAAAGGTTCGGTTCTACACAAAAAGATGAAGAAAGAGGAAAGCGATGAATCTCTACTGAGGCAATTGAAAGAGTACAAACTTGGACATTATAACCCTTTGATTAAGAAGTTATATCTTGCTCGGGATAAGTATATTGCTCATACTGATAAGTATACTGAGGACAAATTCCCAATAAAGCTGAGGGATATGAATCGATTAGAAAAACTACTAGATGAGGTTGATGAGAAGATTTTGAGCAAAAAGATCAAGGATACCTCCGAATACTACTTTTACAAGCAAGAGAATTGTGATGATGATGTCTTACAGCAATTTGATCATCTTATGAATGTTTTGTATATCGACTATCACTCATATGAGGGACAGATGGATGACGATACCATCAAGAAGCGAGAGCTTGTTATGGCAGAATCCCTGAAACGAAGACAGGAACTGTTAGGTAAAAAGAAGAAACACCTCTAATACACAGGTCCATCCTCGTCCCAAAACAATGACTTCTTTTTATCCCTCTTTTTGATAAACTTCGCCAGTTCATCATCGTTTTCATAACCCTTTAATCTACCCTTGAGGTAGCCCATACGATATTCAATACCATCACTCATTAACCTCCAATTCAGGTTGTCTAATGTGAAGTTAAATATCCTCCTTAAATCTTTGATGCTTATATCTTTCTTTCTGGATTTATTCTCGTCTTGTACTGTAAAAGGAACGATTACATACCTATCAATCTGAGGATTTTCAAAGTTAAGATTGATGTAGCCGTCAGCTTTGAATTTTTTAGCTAGAATTTTATGTAATTCTGTAACAGTAACTTTCTTCACAGATCTGGCTTTCTGGTAATCTGGATCCTTTTGTTTAGCTTCGGATTCTTTCATCATTTCTGATAATCTTTTCATGTTTTCCATCTGGGTAATATAATCGGCACCTTCTTTCTCAGAAAGACAGAACTCAGATCTATACTTAACAAGCAGTTCCCGATATTTTGCTTCCTTAACCTCTCGTTCTTCTTGGGACTTCTTTAGATCGTATACGTCTACTTTCGTGTAAGCGCATTTAGTACATTTCTCAGTAAAGGTATCCTTATTATTTGTATATTTAGACTTTGTTTCTAGTTTTGAATTACATTTAGGACAAAGTGAGGATTTAGGAATATATTTCTCACCATCATCCCAGACTAGTGCAACCTTCTTGCAAGATTCACAAATAGCAAGGAACTGGATACGAGGATTTGCATCTAGAATACTATCAATATGTCTGCTTTCTTCTTTTAATACTCCATGACAATGTGAGCAATCAACATAGGAGGGGAAGATGGCGTTGCTTAGTTTCTCATCTAGCTTCCTATCATCATTCATCTATTTCTCAATTATCTCCGCTTTGGTTCTGTATCTTTCACCTTTCTTGAAATAGATGATAAGGTTTGTCATGCCATCAACAGATATCCTCATATCTCTATTACCGACCTTGGCTTTCTTTTCAATTACAGACTGTGTGGAATTAATGGTTAAGAGACAACTCTCGATTGTGTGTAAATCGTATAAATCTTCGTAATGCTGTTTATCCTTTAGATATTGCATAGATTTAAGGATTAAATTGTTATATTATATACCAAGTATTACTAGTAATCTATGAAAGGGGGAATTAAATGAGCACAATAGGAAGTAAGATAAAGAAATTAAGATTGGAGAAGGATATGACGCAGGAGGAGCTAGCAAGAAAAGCAGATATCCCATACGCTACTTTACTCAAAATTGAGAATGATACTGTAAAAAATCCCACAATAAATACACTACAGAAGTTAGCACAGGCACTTGGAGTGTCGGTTGATTTCTTAATTAACTTAAACAGTAAGCAAAATGGCAAGATCTAACCTCCACACTACTATTAGTTTTATTTGGTCTGTTGCAGACGATGTTTTAAGAGATCATTACAAGAAAGGTGAATACCCAAATGTTATCTTGCCGATGACAGTTCTTCGTAGAATTGATTTGTCTCTTGAAGATACAAAAGCTGACGTTGTTGAAGCTCATGATGAATATAAGGATAAGATAGTCAATCTACAGGGATTACTAGAAGGTAAATCAAAAAAGAAATATTACAATTATTCTAAATATACGCTGAAAACATTACTTGACGAGCCTAAGAACCTTAAAGAAAATACGCTTTCATATTTAAATAGCTTCTCCGATAATGTTAAGGATATCGTCGATAAGTTTGAACTAAGAAATGTTGTTGAAAAGTGTGATCGAGCGGGAATCCTTTATGCCCTAATACAAAAGTTTACTGATCCCAAGGTTGCAATATCCCCAGATGATTTAACTAATCATGAGATGGGATACGTATTCGAAGACCTTATCCGAAGATTTAACGAAGAGAATAATGAAGAGGCGGGAGAACACTTCACACCGAGAGAAGTAATTACTCTTATGAATAGAATCGTGTTCGATCCTGTTAAGAACAAGTTAAAGGACATAGGCACGATTCTTGTATATGACCCAGCTTGTGGTACGGGAGGAATGCTCTCAGAATCAAAAGACTACCTACGGGATAAGCTTGGATACGATGGCTTTGTTCATCTATTTGGACAAGAAGTTAACGATAAAACATATGCAACTTGCAAAGCCGACTTGTTGATTAAAGGTGAGGATCCTGACGGAGTCGCGTACGGATCTACATTGTCCAACGATGGCTTCCCAGATAAAAGATTTGATTTCATGTTAACAAATCCGCCTTACGGTAAGACTTGGAAGACAGATCAAGAAAAACTTCTTGTTGGAGATGGTCGAAAGAAGCAAATTGTAGATAGTAGATTCCAGATAGGAATTCCTAGAGTATCAGATGGTCAGTTACTATTTGTTGAGCACATGCTCTCCAAGATGAAAACAGATACTGAACTTGGAAGTAGAATAGCTTCTGTACATAACGGATCGGCATTGTTTACAGGAGATGCAGGTCAAGGAGAGAGTGAGATAAGAAAATATTTGTTCGAGAATGACTTGGTTGATGCAATCATCGCTTTGCCTACAGATATGTTCTACAACACAGGTATTCCTACATACATCTTGCTTCTATCAAATAGAAAAGCTGATCATAGAAAGGGTAAAACACAATTGATTAATGCAACTACAGAAGAGTTCTACACAAGTCTAAGAAAAACTCTTGGGAAGAAGAGGGTTGAGATTACTCAGGAACAGGTTGATGAAATCTATGACCTTTATGAAAAGTTTGAAGAAAACGAGTATTCAAAGATTTTTGACAACAAAGAATTCGGATATACACAGATCAAAGTCCACCAACCAAAGAAAGATGAAAAGGGGGAAGTTGTAAGAAAGAAGGGTGGGGCTGTTGAGATAGATAAGGACTTGGAAGATATTGAGAATATCCCACTTAAGATAAATGTTGATGAGTTCTTTGATCAAGAGGTAAAGAAATACTATCCAGATGCGTGGTATGAACCAGATGAATCTAAGATTGGTTATGAAGTAAACTTCAATAAATACTTCTATCAGTTTGTACCTCCTAGACCTTCAGAAGAAATTCTTGAAGAGTTAAAGAAGTTAGATACCGAGACAGATACTTTACTTAAGGAGATAACTAAAGAATAGTATGGCAACCAAAAGAGTCAAAATACCATTTGAAATAGAGATACCAACTCATTGGGAGGTTGTAACTAATAGAGGTATATTCAAGGAATACAATGCAAGGGGGTTTGATCAGCTGCAATTACTTTCTGTTAGTCAAAAAGATGGGGTTGTATTACAAACTGAAATAACTACAAAAAAGGACACTTCAAATGATAATAAAACGAACTATAAGCACGTAATGAGTGGGGATATTGTATACAACAAGATGCGAATGTGGCAGGGGGCTGTCGGAGTATCCAAATATGAAGGTATCGTAAGTCCCGCATATGTTATTTTGAGAGCCATTAGAGGCGATATCGATCCAGATTATTTCCATTATCAATACCGAACCAAGTTTTATATTAAACAATCAGGGATATATTCCTATGGTTTATGTGATGATATGAATAGTCTTCGTTATGAGGATTTCAAGAATATGAAGTCAATATTGCCTCCAATTGATGATCAAAAGGATATTGTTATAAGAATCAAGCATTACAATGAAGCGATAAATGAGTTTATACGGAAAAAAGAAAGATATATTGAATTACTTAAAGAATATAAACAATCAAAAATAAACGAACTGGTTACTAAAGGTTTAGATCCTAATGTAAAGATGAAAGATAGTGGAATTGCATGGTTGGGTGAGATTCCGCAACATTGGGAGGTTAAAAGATTAAAAAACTTAGTTGACTATTGTAATCGTGGGGAAACTCCAAAATATATCGATGAGTCACCTGTCAAAGTTGTTAATCAGGCGACCTTCAGCAAGGGGGAGTTTTGTGAGAAAGATATAAAATATCATGATGGTGAGGCTGTGAAGGGAGCCTTGATTAACGGTGATTTACTTCTTGCTTCAACAGGAGGTGGAGTTTTAGGTAAAGTATACTTGTTTCAGGAAGGTGATGGATACATGGCAGATAGTCATGTCACGATAATTCGTTCAAAAGAAATGAATGTATCCAAGTATCTATATTATTTCTTTAGAGGTAACTTCTCTCTGATCAATGGCATCCTTGCAGAAGGATCAACTAATCAGACCGAGTTACAGAGAGATTGGCTGAGGTCAATGTATATCCTTAGACCCCCTAGAAATGAAATGGATGATATTCTTCATAAGATTGAGGAGTATGACGGTGTGTTTGAAAAAATAGTAGATACTTCTCAAAAGCAAATCCTAGCAATCCGTAAATATCGTCAATCCCTGATCTATGAATTAGTGACTGGGATAAGAAAACCTTAAATTTATATGTAATCCATATGGAATACCAAAATACACTAAACAAAAAAGAATCTGGATTTGAAGATATTATTTACGAATATTTATCTAAAGATCAAAATCCAAAATATGTTGCAAGGGTAGATAGTGATTATGATAAGGCAAGTTGTTTAGATTTTGGTTTACTTATTGAATTCCTAGAAAAAACACAAGGTGAAAAGGTAGGGAAACTTAAAAATATTCACAAAGACCTATTCGAAAGAAATCTTAAACATCGAATAAACCAACAAATAAAAGCGAAAGGCGTCATCGATGTATTGAGAAAAGGGATCGAAGATATGGGGGAGTACCTTACACTTATGTATCCACAACCAACATCCTCAATGAACCCTATTGCAAAATCTAATTATGATTCAAACATCCTTTCTGTCATTCGTCAGGTGCATTTCAGTCAACAATCAAATGAGTCGGTGGATCTTGTTTTGTTTTTAAATGGTATCCCAGTAATTACTATTGAACTTAAGAACCCTTTGTCGGGTCAGACCTATTTAGATGCTATTGCACAATATCGTACAGATAGATCACCTCGAGAGGAGCTTTTTTCTTTTACAAGATGCATGGTTCATTTTGCAATGGACAGTGAGCAGATCTTTATGTGTACAAAATTAGATGGACAGGATTCTGTCTTTTTACCTTTTAATAAAGGCAATGAAGGTAAGGCAGGTAATCCCGAAAATCCAATTGGATACAGAGCTGCATACCTTTGGGAAGAGATTTTACAAAAGGACTCATTGATCAATATTGTTGAGAGTTACGCAAGTAAGATAGTAGAAAAGGATGAAGAAACTGGTAAGGAGAAGGTTAAACAAATATTTCCACGTTATCATCAATTGGATGTCGTTAGAAAACTTCTCGCTGATGCAAAAAATAATGGTATGGGCAAAAAGTACTTGATTCAACACTCTGCTGGGTCAGGAAAAAGTAACTCTATAACATGGCTTGCTCACCAACTGGTTGAATTACATGACAATAACGAAAAGCCTGTATTCGATAGTGTAATTGTCGTTACAGATAGAAGAGTACTTGATCAACAAATTAGAAACAATATTAAGCAGTTCGCTCAGGTTGAAGGTGTTGTTGAAGCTATTACAGAGGGAAGTAGACATCTAAGAGAAGCTTTAGAAGCTGGAAAGAAAATTATAATAACTACGGTTCAAAAGTTTCCATTCATTGTTGAGGATATTGGTGATCTCCCATCTAAAAAATTTGCCCTGATAATAGATGAGGCACATTCTTCACAATCTGGCGAGACATCTAGAAATATTAGTATGACTTTAGCAGATAAATCGTCCATACAATATAACGAAGGTGAGGATGAAAAGACTTTCGAAGATAAGCTTAATGAAATGGTAGTTAATAAAAAATTATTACCGAATGCTAGCTATTTTGCTTTTACCGCAACGCCAAAGAATAAAACTCTTGAGTTATTTGGAGTTCAAAACCCAGATGGTACGTATGTTGCATATCATGTTTATTCAATGCAACAAGCTATACAAGAGCAATTTATACTGGATGTACTACAGAACTATACCACTTATCATACGTATTACAATTTAATAAAAAAGGTTGAAGGTGATCCTGAATATGACAAGAGAGAGGCTAAAAAGGTAATTTATAAATTCTTACAAACGAATCCCGACACTATAGAGAAAAAGGCACGAATAATGCTTGAACATTTTAAGAAAAATACTTTGTACAAGATAGGTGGTAAAGCCAAAGCAATGGTAGTAGCTAGTAGTAGAAGAAATGCAGTGGAATACTTCTATGCTTTCAAGAGAGTGTGTGAAGATTTAAATCTACCATTCAAGTCAATTGTTGCCTACACAGGAGAGATCGACGGGGACACTGAAGATAAGCTAAATGGGTTTAGTGTCTCCTTAAGAGCAGTAAAGAAGAAGTTAAACGAAGATGATAGTTATAAGTTTTTAATTGTGGCAGAGAAGTTTCAAACAGGATTTGATGAACCGTTATTACATACTATGTATGTAGATAAAGTTCTTGCTGGCGTAACTGCTGTTCAGACATTATCAAGATTGAATCGTGTAATGCCACCTCAGAAAACTGAAACTTTTGTGCTAGATTTTGTTAATAGACCTGAAGATATTCAAAAGTCATTCGAACCATATTACAAAACCACAATACTTTCTCAGGGTACTGATCCTAATAAACTCTTTGACCTTAAAGATGCGATTAAGGAGTTCCAATTCTTTACTGAAGAAGAAGTAACAGAGTATGTTAGAAAATGTATAGAAAAAAGATCAGTTGTTGAATTACATCCAATATTAGATATCGCGGTAGATAGGTTTGAACAGATGGATGAAGATAGCCAGATAGATGTAAAAGCGAAGGTTAAATCTTATATTCGTTTATACGCATATCTGTCACAGATAGCTCCTTTTGAAAGTATAGAGCTTGAGAAACTATACATATATCTTTCTGATTTAAATAAGAAGCTTGTATTAGATATAGAAACAGATCCGGCTGAAGATATTGTTAATAATATCGACTTGGATTCAATTAGAGTGCAAAAGGAAGAAGATGGATCAATAGGTTTGAAAGGAGAGGCTACTCTTGAGCCACTTCCTCCAGAAATGAGAGGTGGAAGATCAGTTGTAGAAAGAGATACTCTTTCGCGAATCCTTGACGAGGTTAATGAACGCTTTGGTGGAATAGATTTCGGAGATGCAGATAAGATTAAGAAAACCTTTAATGAGATTGCTGATGATGTTAAGAATGATCCAACTTTTCAGAGAGCAACTCAAAATGCCGATAGGCAGAATTCTTGGATTACATTTGAGAAGCTTCTCAATGAAAAGTTCCAGAATATGATCAATGTCAACTTTAATTTATATAAGAAGTACTCAGATGATCCTTCTTTCAAAAAGTTTATGGCTGATAGACTTTTTGAGATGGTTTGGGAGGAGGCTGGTGTAAGCCAAGGTTATCAAAATGAAAATTACAAAGATAGAAATTGAGAATTATAAGAGTATCAGGCATTTGGTAATTGAACCTAACCAAGGAATAAATGCGTTTGTAGGTGAAAATAGTGTTGGAAAAAGTAATATATTTAATGCTGTAACCTGGCTACTTGGTCCAGTATTTCCTTCTTTTAACTCGACTTTACCGAATGAACATTGGAACGGTGATGAAAATAACAAAATTAAGATTAGTCTTACGTATGATGATGGTAACACTCTAGAGCTTGCAGAAGAATGGTTTACAAGCCGTAGGGATCTCAAATCTGGGCTCAATTTTAATTCAAATTATTGTACTTCTGAAACAAGGGAGAATTATTGTAGTGCATATCTAGATTTGGATCGACAAATCCAGGACTATTTACCCTCAAATCGATGGACTCTAATCGGTAGGATCCTTCAACAAATTAATGAAGATTTTAAATCTGAACAAAATGATCATGGAGAACTTAAGTCGGAGATACTTAAGAATAAGCTCGTCGAGATACGAGATGATATCCTTTTCTCTGTTGGAAGAACTTCCTCAACATCTAGGGATGGACTTATGGATAAATTTCTCTCCATTCTACAGAAAGAAAGTGCATTACAGTTAAACCGTCCAGAAAGTGAGTTTCAGATAGATCTTTCTCTTTATGATCCGTGGAATTTTTATAGAACGTTACAATTACTTGTCAGCGAGAAGGATTTAGATATGCCTCCGTTGCAAGCATCAGCGTTAGGTATGGGTATACAAGCGTCTATCTCTATTGCCGTACTGAAGGCGTATTCGGAAATTAAAATAAAAAATAAGACCCCAATATTTATCGATGAGCCTGAGCTTTTTTTACATCCACAGGCACAGAGGAATTTTTATAACGAGTTAGTTAAGATTGCCGAGGACAAGATTGATCCTGAAACAGGGAAGGTATTTGAAGGAGTGCAGATTTTCTATAATACGCACTCTCCAAATTTTATAAGAGCAGATAGGTTTAATGAGGTATTTGTTGTAAGGAAAAACTCTGCTAGTGGAACATATTTAAACCATGCTAAACCAAAAGAATTTGTTACAGATCTCAAATATCGTAAAAATATTACTACTACCGAGAATGATCTCCTCTTACATTTCAAAAATGCTTATGAAAATACGGGTGACTCACAAAACGCCAATGAAGCATTTTTTGCGAGAAAAGTGCTACTTGTTGAAGGCCAGACAGAATCTTTGGTATTACCATATTTTTTCAATTTATTAGGGTATGATTATGTCAAGGAGGGTATATCTATCGTGAGATGTGGGAGCAAAGGGGAATTAGATAGGTTCTTCAGGTTGTATAATGAATTAGGGATTCCAACTTATATTATATTTGATGGGGATAAGAATCACGAGGCAACTGAAAGTGAAGCAGAAACAATAATAAAGAATCGAGGAATCTTTGAATTATTTGGAGAGCAGGCTGATTGGCCAGATGGTAATCCAACTGAGCGATATCTAGGGTTTGAGACTGAGATAGAAGACAATCTTGGTTTTCAGGCTACAAAAGACAACGCAATAGATCTATTTAAAAAAGTAAAAGAGAAGATTGTTTCAAAAGATGATTTACCAAAATGGGCTCAACAGTTAGTTCTGAAACTTGATTCACTAAACACTCCCATCACGTCTGTCCTTATTCTAGAAGATCCCTCTTTGTTAGATGATAATCTACCATTCTAGATTGTGTGTACTAATAGTATAATACTATTATGGCTACCAGTGATGAAATACAAAATCATAGTTGGGGTTCGCAGCAGAAAGTCCTAAAGAAAGTAATGGATCATATAGAGTCTCCAATAAAAGCTATACAGAAATCACTCTCTCGATATATGTATGTTCAACCATGGGTATTTGAGTTTCTAGTAAAAGCTAAACTTGGGAAAGCAAAAGAGAATACTGGGGATAGAAAGGGTAGATATACCATATATACAAGGTTACAAATGAATAAGAAAGTAATAAATCCATCTATACAAGTAGATAAACCAACTCTTGATGCTCTTAAAGTGATTCTACAGAACTATCCTCAAACTATTGTCTCTCATACCGGTAAGATCATCTTCTATGAAGAAATACCCAAACTCGAAATTAATGGTTTTTCATTACCACTACAATGGGATGAGAGATTTGCCATAGCTAAATACATGTTCGCAGATGAAAAGGGAAAGCATGTCCCTTGGATGGTTGGAGAGATGTTTGAAGCTATTGGTGAAAAACTCTCAATTAAGAAAGAGGATCGATATGACTGGTTATATGAACGAATACGTCAATTTAACCTCGCAATTGAAAAGAAGATAGGATATGTAGACTTTTTTGTTGTAGCAAATAATGGAATAACCCTTAATGAACCGTATCTTTTCCTACTTAAGAGCACGCACAGGATTACACAGGACCCCATAGAATAATATTTAGGCAGAGTTTTGGGACTCTGTTTAAATTATTATTTATATTTCGATGAAGAACACTCTTCAAACCGTCTATGTATCCATAGACAAACTCACTAAAGCTGACTACAACCCAAGGAAATGGGATGAGAAAGCTTTGTCAGATCTCAAGGAAAGTATAAAACGCTTTGGCCTTGTAGATCCTATTATCTTAAATGGAGCTGATAATCGCAAAAACGTGATAATTGGAGGCCATATGAGGCTAGAAGCCGCAAAGGAACTCGGGATAAAGGAAGTTCCTGCAGTATATATTAATCTCCCAGATATCGAAAAAGAGAAAGAGCTCAATTTAAGGTTAAATAAGAACCAAGGTGAGTTTGATTTTGATATGCTGGCAAATTTCGCTGAAGAATTCCTTGCAGATATAGGATTCAATTCTGAAGAGCTAGACGTGATCTTTGACTGGGAAGATGATAGCCCTGAAATATTTGATCTCAAAAAAGAGCTGGAAAAGCTTGATATTAAAAAGATTGAGATACAAAAAGGCGATATTTGGCAACTTGGTAATCATATAATGATGTGTGGTGATTCTACCATCAGAGAAGACGTACTTAAGCTATACGCTGGTGAAAAGTCAGATATGTGCATGACAGATGAGCCCTACATCCTCGATTATCTTCATGGTAAAAAAAAGCATGGTAATGCTACAGAGGGATTCGGGTACAAGCGAGATAGGAGGTACTTAGAAACTGAAACACTTCCAGATAACTTTGTAGAGCTCTGGATGAATAATATAGCTGAAGTAGCAAAGGAAGATTTCCATATCATTGCATATGAGAATTGGAAAAACATACGAATACTCTGGTCAGAACTAGAAAAGCATTGGAAAGTAAAAAATATGATCGTCTGGCATATACCCAATAGACATCAGGGTTTCTCAGCTAAATACAAATTCTTTTCAAAACACGATATTGCAATGGTCGCATCTTCGGATAATGCAGAACAAGTTAACTTAGATCCGGAAGATGAGTTATTTGAGAACGAGTACCAAACGGCATTGTATGCAATCTCTGGTAAACCGCACTGGGAAGGGTATGAGAAAGGTAAAAAGATACAACCTACAGATTTCATTGAATTTCAAGCATCAGATGAGAAGAACTCAGGACAGGGAGTGGTTTTTGGCACTAAACCACTGGAGATATTAATCCCCTACATCAAGGTTTTAACTAGGAAGGGTGATTTGGTATCTGAACCATTTGGAGGGTCAGGGAGCACTTTAATTGCTTGCGAAAAGCTTGGAAGACGTTGCTATCTCATGGAAAAATCACCTGTCTATGCTGAAGTAATCAAAAAACGATGGGAGAAATTAACTGGTGGGAAAGGAGTAAAAATATCATGAAAAAGAACAAGAAAAGTATTTTACAAGAACAATTCAAGAAGACTCCTGTGATTGAGGTGGCATGTAAGAAAGTGGGAGTTAGTAGAGCTACATACTACAGATGGTGTAAGGAAGACCCTGAGTTTGCACAAGAGTCCGAATTTGCCATAAACGAAGGATCTCAGGTTGTTAACGACATGGCAGAGAGTAAGTTAATTAGTGCTATTAAGGACGGAAATATGACTGGAATTATATTCTGGCTTAAGAATCATCACAGAAGCTATGCTCCTAAGCTTGAAGTTACAACAAAGAATGGTGATATACCCCTAACTGAAGAACAGAAGGAGTTAATCAGAAAGTCTCTAGCAATGGCATTTATAAATAAATTAGAAAATGAAGAAAATAACGATGAAAAATAACAACTTAAACATAGATATAATTAATCAGCTAATTGCAGATCAACCTGCAAGAAGGGCAATTACAAAGGAAAGTCATTCACTTTTCTTCCATCTGTACTTTTATGATCATGCAAGTTACGAAACTGCAGATTTTCATAGGGAGCTTTTTAGTATAACCGAAGATGAAAAGCTTAAGCTCGCAGTGATAGTAGCTTTTAGAGGCTCTGGAAAGTCAACAATAATGACGATGTCTTACCCTTTATGGGCTGTACTTGGTAAACAGCAAAAGAAATGTGTAGTTATACTTTCTAAAACTCAATATCAGGCGAAAGTCCACTTTGCGAATATAAAGAGGACACTTGAGAGTAACGAATTGCTTAAACAGGACTTAGGACCCTTTCAGGAGGAGTCTGATGAGTGGGGATCACAATCAATAGTGATTCCAGGATTCAATGCAAAACTTGTTGCAGCATCAAGTGAGCAAAGCATTAGAGGAATAAGGCACGGAGCATACAGACCAGATTTGATCATCTGTGATGACGTAGAGGATATTAACTCTGTTAAAACCAAAGAGAGTAGGGATAGTACATATACTTGGTTTACTGGAGAAGTTTTGCCTCTTGGAGATAGGAACACAAAATATATTGTAGTAGGGAATCTTTTACATAGTGATTCAACATTGATGAGGATTAAGGCAAATATTACAGAATATCCGATAAATACTAAATATCTTGAGATACCAATAGTTGATGAGAATAATCAGATTTCTTGGCCCGGGAAATATGCTAGTTTAGATGAGATCGAGAAAGAGAAGAATCTAATGGGTGATGATAGAGCATGGCAGAGAGAATATATGTTAAAGATTGTTGCTGATGATGATCAGATAATAATGCCAGAGTGGATTAAGTATTATGATGAAACGTCTCAGAAACCAGATGGTTATGAAGCTACGTATACGGCAGTTGATTTGGCCATAAGCCAAACGGAGACAAGTGATTATACAGCGATGGTAACTGGTCATGTTTTTGGGTATGCAGAAAACATGAAGATATACATATTACCTAATCCTGTAAATAGGAGGATGGATTTTCCAACCACAATTGATGAAATCCAAAATATCTCAAGGATAAACTATTACAATGGCAATAGAGCTCAAATTTTTATAGAGCAAGTAGCTTATCAAGCCTCAGTAGTTCAGCAATTAAAAAAGATGGGAGTTGATGCTCAGGCTTTTAAGGTTCATGGACAAGACAAAAGAGCAAGACTCAATTCTATTAGTGCGATGATAAGACAAGGGAGAGTTTTATTTCCAAAGGAAGGGGCTGAGGATCTTCTTCAACAGTTGTTATATTTTGGAGTAGAAAAACACGATGATCTCGTTGATGCGTTGTCAATGGTAGTCTTGATAGCACTAGATAAAGATATTCCTAGGGCAGAAGTTGGATCTAGAGGACTGTATGACGCAATAAGGGGGTGGAGTAGAGATTATGGTAGTGATTATAGAATCTTTTGAAATCCTAGACTTCCTCCCCCCTTCCTGGTACCTTCCTTTCAATGAAAGATACCAATGAATTAAAATACGTTCTCTACGCTAGAAAATCCTCTGAGTCAGATGAGAGACAAGCTATGAGCATTGATGGGCAACTCATGGAAATGAAGGAAAAAGCAAAGCGAGAAAAGATTAACATTGTTGAGATTGTGACAGAATCACACTCCGCAAAAGAAACAGGACAAAGACCACAATTTAATTACCTCTTAGACAACATATACAAAGGAAAATACAACGCCATAATCACATGGGCTCCTGATAGACTATCTAGAAACGCAGGAGACCTAGGAAGAATAGTAGACCTAATGGATCAAGGAAAACTAAAACTAATAAACTGCTACTCACAATCATTCTCAAACAACCCAAATGAAAAATTTCTCCTAATGATCCTCTGCTCACAAGCTAAATTAGAAAATGATAATAGGGGAATAAATGTAAGAAGAGGACATAGAAACAAATGCATGATTGGAATTAGACCAGGACCAGCACCAATAGGGTACATAAACAACATGAGAGCAAATAGAATATCCTCAGTAGAATTTGATAAAGAAAGAGCTCCAATTATTAAAGAAATGTTTGAAAAAGTAGCATATGAAGGATACTCCGGAAGAATGATTAAGAAATGGTTAGATAGAATAAACTTCAGAACACCCAAAGGTAATAAAATGGTCCTAAGTAGAGTATTTGCTACTCTTAAAAACCCATTCTACTACGGCGAATTTTTCTTCGGAAAACACTGGTACAAGGGAACATACCAGCCATTAATATCAAAAGCATTATTCGACAAAGTTCAGATCCAAATGGAAACATATCCCAAGCAATGGAACAAACAAGTATTTCCATTTAAGAAGATTTGTATATGTGGTAATTGTGGATCTGGTATAACAGCAGAAACAAAATACAGAGTTTTGAAATCTACTAAGGTAAACACCCATACCTATTACCATTGCTGCCATTCTAAAGATATGGATTGTAGAGAACCATATATAACAGAAGGAGAGATGATTAATCAATTAATATCTTACTTACCACAGATGAAGTTAGACAAGAATTATATGATTAGAGAATTTAAGGATGAAATAAAGAGGGTAGATAATATGAGAATGATAATTGAGAATAGTAGCTATCAAGGAAAAGAACTAACACCACACAATGGAACAGAAGAGATACAGCCAACTGATGAGATGATTAGAACTTATCTTTTACACATACTTCAATTCGGAACACCGCAGGAAAGAGTTCATATATTGAACGGAATAAGATCAAAGTTTGAATTAAGTGATAAAAGGCTTATTATTAGGAATTGATAATACTTAACTTTATATGTATTATTTTACTATGAGTAGCAACCCATTCTTTTCTAAAGAAGTGAAATTTAAAAGAGTATTAAAGGGTCTCGCTATTACTCTCCCTTGTTTAATAATGATCTCTGTAGTTGGGAATTATTATTTTAATCTCATTGATGAGACTCTCAGAGAACATTACACAGAGAATGAAGTTTTAGGTGTAGCAGATACAGAATCAAGAATAATTGGCATAGAAGAAATAAAAAATCATTTAAAAGCGATAGTCCCTGAAAAATACGAATTAGTTGAATCCTCTCAGGAAGAGTCCGACGGTTGTATTAACCTTTTCGAAGTACATCCCAAAACATATTCTGATACACAGAAGGAGTATTTAGCTGAAGCTAATTTAATATATTGTGAAGATATTGATAAGGCTACATTCCGTTCTCAGATGGAAGATGCTAAATATAGCTCAGAAAAAAATGCGTGGGCATGGGTCGATATCGGTGATCCAGAAGGGGATGTTGGTGGTTATTATGAACAGAAATACTATGGTAACAATCTGGTATCGATTGCTGATGCATGGGGAAGTCATTATGATGGGAATCTATACATAGTAAGAATGAATAACAGTAAAGAATTAGTAGTTTTATCTATACCACTCAGTAATAGAATTAGATGTGAGACTTATGACGAGAATGGTGTAGAAACGATGAAAGAGGATTGTGTGAAATTCCTGAATTCTATAAATATGACCACAGATTGGGTTCCAGAAGAAATATACAACAATTATTACAATGATTTGTTATATATATTGAAAGATATTTAAATGAATATTAAAGAAATAATAGAATCAGCACTTAAAGATTTCGATGTATACCTTAAAGAGAGTAATTGGTATGGAAGAGAGAATGAGGTTGTGAATCTTTTCGCTCATAGATTCCTAAGTAAATACGTTGGCAAAGGGCCTTTATTGTCTTTAGATCAACTAGGTATTGAGGTCGCTGTAAAACAATTGAAAACCGAAAGATCCAATGAATTGGTAAGAAAAGATTTAATAATATGGGAAAATGGCAAAACCTCTGTATGGGATGAAAAAGGGGAAATAGTAAATGACCCATTAGCTATTATAGAGTGGAAAACAAACAATTTATCTAAATGCGAATATGATATTAATTGGTTGAGAGGATATAAAAAGAAATATCCAAAAGTAATTGGTTATTCCGTTTGTGCTTTTATAAAAGAAAATAGAGGAATCAAATATACTAAAATAGTATAAGAACAAAGAAAGAGAAAATAACTATTTCTGATGTGCGCAAATTTCCTTCCATGTATATTGTGTCACTTCTCCCTTCTCATCTACTGAAAGTATTCTTAGATTGAGTTTTTTAGCAACCTGCCAAGGTAATCGTCTAAGTGCAATAGTGGCACTCTTTTCTGGAAGACCTAGTCCATAATAATTGATAGTAGATTTGTTATCCTTCATTCTAGTGATAATCTGTCCAAGAGAGTAGATAAAAGCTACCTCATTTGATTGTCTTAATTTCCCTTGTCCCTTAGTCTCAATATAGAAATATCTAGAGTATTTAATAGCTCTTGCACGAAGATCAACACCATGAGTATGTAATTTATCAAACTTGAAAAATCCCCAACCGTTGCAAGAAAGCCATTTAATAATAGAATTCTTTACAAAGTCCTCTGAAATAATCTCATTTTCTTTTGCCATATAAACAAGATTATATCAGATGCTTTACCTAGCTTTAATACATTTTTACGGTATAATGTAGTAGTTAATTCCTAAACCCTTTTGGGCATGGAGTTCAAAATTAAATCCACAGCGATATAGGCGGCTCTCTAGCCAGTCCATCGCTGTGGTCTACAACCCGAAAGGGAAGTAGGAGAATCCGAAAGGAAACTCGCTGGTGTGGAGGGCCACTTTTATTATACCTTCCCCATCAACACAGATAATTTAAAATTTATTAACATGGAGAAATCCACAGCGACCAGTAAGAGCAAACTGGACAAAAAACTGCTCCTTGTAATTGGCATAATTGTTGTATTAGTAGTAGCAGGAATCTTTGTATGGATGAAGCTAAAACCTACTAATAACAATGATAATACCCCAGAGAGTTCAAATCCTCTCGAAATATTCGAATCTAATCCAGACAAAACATATAAGTGTAATGACTACCTAGGCTTTGGGTACAGTTTTGAAATCGTCTACAACGATGATGGTTTAGTCTCCGTAAGCACTTCCAATGGATCAGCAGACTTAGAAACTGAAAGAACACGATTAGAAGAAACATATCAAGGTAATGTTGAGAACTATATTAACACGGTGAAAGCCTTGTGTGAGGATTAATTTTAGTAAAAGGAATATGAAAGAAAAGACAAAAATACTACAGAAACAAAATGTTGGAAATGCGGGAGAGTATTTTATAGCATCGAGACTATCGGCATTAGACTATACAGTAACAATAACCTTAGGCAGAGCTGAGAGATATGATATTCTAGCTCTTAGTCCAAAGGGGAAATTAATCAAGATATCGGTTAAAACAACTCAACTTGAGAATTCAAAAAGATTCCCATTATCACAAAAGGATGAAGAGGGTGGATCAGACGATTTCTACTATGCATTTGTAAAATTGAATAATTTTGAGAAAGAACCGGAGTTTTGGATAATACCAAGTACTGTTGTATGTCCATTGTTGAAATATTCAAATGATTCATATTTAAAGATTCCTGGAAAGAAAGGTCAACTTCGTAATGCTTCAACTATGAGGATATTACCTATTATAATGGATGAACCTAATCCAACATATCCTAATTGGGATAAAGATATTCATAAGTATTATATGAATTTCGAACAATTAGAGAATTTATAGTTATATTTCCTTTTAACTAATCGATATCAGATTTAAGATAGGTCTCTTTTGTTGTATAACAAAGGGATTCTACCTTCGAACCAAGGGGTACTAAAAAGTAGCCCGAAAACAGGTATTTTCATCCACCAGGCTATTATTTCGAAAATGGAACAATTTGGAAGAAAATAACCCAATCCCCATAAGCATTCTTAAGGATAGTGGACGGGTCTTGTAGCAACCGTTGGAATATGGCGGGATGGACGGGACTCGAACCAAGGAGAAATATTATCAAATAGGTAAAGGATTTGTTGAATATAAAGTTCGAGCATTGTTCCTCAGGTCGGACAGGTCTATATAGAAATTTTGTCAATTGACTGCCAAGCTAATTGACAACCAACCAAGAAGGTGGATAAGTGTTGTTCTAATGGGCAAAAACAGATATAATTAAATGGATACTATAAGTCGTATCGTGTTCTTTTAAAACCAAATATTCAGTCAGAGAGGAGATTGAAATGAAAAGAATTTCGCAAGAAATTTTGTGTGATGACTTTTTCCTAATTTCTGATGATCAGAGGAATCTCATATTCTCTCCTCTTCGTAGGATTGTATTTGAGGTTTTTGATCTCGGAATTAAAGAAATAAGAAAATGTCAAAAGGATGGAACTATTGAATCCTTGCTTATGGAGAGAGCTGTACAAGAAAAGAAAGCTATGGTGAATCGAGTTGGAAGACCGTTCAAACCAATGAGACTTGTGCTCTCGTTAACTTCTGATTGTAATCTTCGTTGTATTTATTGCTATGCTGAGGCTGGAAAACAACACAAAACCATGTCTTGGGAAACTGCAAAAAGTGCAATTGACGAAACAATGAGGAACTTATTAGAAGAAGGAAAGGAGAAATTTCAACTAACTTTCCATGGTGGAGGAGAACCTTTTGTTGCTTTTAAACTTATGAAGAAGGCTGTTGAATATGTTAATTCTAAGTGGAAAGGGAAAAAGGATTTCTCTGTAGTTACCAATGGAACTTTAATAACGCCAGAAGTCGCAGATTGGTTAGCAGAGAATGATTTCAGACTAACGGTTTCGATAGATGGCCCACCAGAGATTCAGAATCGTCAGAGGCCAAAAGCAAATGGGGAAGGATCTTATGAAGATGCTATCTCTGGAGCTATGCTACTGAAAGAAAGAGGTTTGAAGTTTGGTATTCGATCGACAATCACAAATGCGAATGTCTATCTAATGGAAGATCTTCTCAAAATAGCGAAAGATTTAGGTTGTGGCTTGAAACTAGAACCTTTTACCCCCGTGGGTAGAGGTGCTGATGAAGAGATTCTTTCGCAGGACGCTTATTTCGAACAGTTTATGTTCGCTTCGGAATTGGCTAAAGAGATGGATGTTCCTTTGAAGTCAACCTATTCCTCTGGTTTTGATCCAAAGTGTATCTTTTGTGCCGGTGATGGTGAAATGTTTTGTGTTCTTCCGAATGGCAAGATCTCTACATGCTCAAGAGTTACAAAAGATGACGATTTGCTTGCTAGCACCTTTATCGTTGGTAGAGTATTAGATGAAAAGGTCGAGATTGATGCTGTTCAAGTCGAAAGTTTAAGGCATCTCAATGTCATGTTCTATGACCAGTGCAAAGACT